GTAAGGTATATGTTCATGGATTGAATTCACTTTAATTAAAGTAATTTAATTAACGGAGAGGGATGGTGAAAGCCATCCCTTTCTTACTGTTTTGATATTTATAATAAAGTAAAGAAATATAATATATGGCAACTCCAAGAACAAAATATTCAATGATGGCCCGAATTAGATATGACGGTCGGTTAATTGATGTATTAGATAGAATTCGAGCTATACGGTTAGTATTGATGGTTCATATCGAAAAGGATTTAGGTGAAGATAAAGAATTAATAAAAATTACAGTGTTAACACCATATCCACCTCGAGATACATATTTAGCAATACGTCGATTATGCTTAGGTAAAATAGATGAAATGAAAGATATGCAATTGCAAGAAACAACATTAACAAAATTAAATTAACTAAAATTTAAAATGTATGGCTACTCTAAACCGCGAAAAAACACCACCGAAAAATGATATTAAATTTTCAATCTCGTTATCACAAGAACAAAAAGAAGCAAAAGAATTAATATTGAATACTCCATTTAATTTTATTGTCGGTAAAGCCGGAAGTGGTAAAACATTGTTAGCAGTTCAAATTGCATTAGATATGTATTTCAAAAGGCGAGTTGATAAAATTATAATTACTCGACCAACTATCTCAACCGAAGATAACGGATTTCCACCAGGTGATGTTAATGAAAAAATGGAACCATGGTTAGTACCAATTCGAAGCAATATGCGTACGGCATACAATAAACCTGAGATACTTGAGAAAATGGAACAAGCAGAACAAATTGAATTAGTTTCATTGGCTCATTTCAGAGGTAGAACATTTTCAAATGCAGTATGTATAGTCGATGAGTTTCAGAATTTAACAAAAGCACAACTTGGAATGGTATTGGGTAGATTAGGTAAAGATTCGGTTATGATACTATGTGGCGACAGATATCAAATTGATTTACCAAGACCAGATGCTTCGGCAGTACATGAAGTACCTAAAATAAAACCATCTAAATATGTAAATGAAATTATTTTAACAGATAATCATCGACATGAAGCATTAGATGAGATATTGAACTTATTAAATGAAAAATATTAATATATTTATATTAAAAGGAGAAAATGGATTACTCAGAAAATAAACCGATATGGCCGGGCAGCTCATCATTTCAACCAGGCGATACGCCATGGGGTTTCTTTGACAGTGATACCGTATTCCAACAACATGCAGATTCATTTGCAAAATTTGCAGCACAATATGTAGGATATCCAATAATGGATGTTGAGCTAATAGATATTAACTTCTATACTGCATTTGAAGCTGCTGTAATCGAATATTCAAATCAAGTTAATCAAGTTAACATTGAAAACAATTTAATCACTACATTGGGTATTAAAACGAATGCACCATTCCTATCTAGCGGAAAAGGATTTACCGGAGCAGTAGTTGGCAACTCATTATCATATGTTACTAAATTATCAAAAGCATATGGATTGGAAGCTGATAGTGGTGGTAATTTAAAATGGCATTCTGCATCATTAGAATTAGTAGATCAGAAACAATCATATAGTATTCGCGAAGCAGTTGAAAATTCATTGGGTATAACTTTAAGCAATACAAGTTCAATTGAAATAAAACGAGTATTACATAATCCGCCACCAGCAATCGTAAGATTCTTTGATCCATTTATTGGAACTGGTTTAGGTTCTCAAAATATGTTAGATGCATTTGGGTTTGGTGGAATGTCACCGTCAGTTAGTTTTATGATGATGCCTATATCATCTGACTTAATGAGATTGCAAAGTATTGAGTTTAATGACCAGATACGTAAATCACATTTTTCATTTGAATTGCATGGTGATGATATAAAAATATTCCCAATACCTGGTACTCAGGGTAGTAGCGCAACTCAATACTTCGGTACTGTTTGGTTTGAATTTTTATTTGAAGAACAGAAGGCACACGATGCCGTCTTATTTGGTAATAACGCACTACTAACGGATGCGGTGAGTGATGCCTCCAATATACCATATACATTCCAACCATATAGTACAATTAATGATATGGGGCGTTCCTGGATATTAAGATATGGTGCTGCAATGGTTAAAGAAATGTTAGGATATGTTCGCGGTAAATATACCTCTGTTCCAATACCCGGCGCTGAAGTAACATTGAATGGAGCTGAACTAGTTTCACAGGGACAAACTGAGAAAGAATCATTGGTAACTCAATTACGTGAATTTTTAGGAAAGATGTCTAAAGAGAACATGTTAACTAGACAAAATGTTGAAGCTACTCAAATGAATGAGATGCTAGGTAAAGTTCCATTAAAAATATATGTTGGGTAAAGGTTAGATATGGCACTATTTGGAGGACGTAGAGATGCAATCTTTTTAGCATCAGTTAACAGAGAATTATTAAATGCAATTGTTGATACTGAAATAGAATTTTTTAAATTAATTGTAGAACAAAGTAATTCAAATTTATATGGTGAATCTGAAAAGAAATCATTTTATAACTCAATATTAATTCCATGTTTGATAACAAAAGATGAAAAATCAGCAAAAATGGATGATTATGGTCATTCATATACTCGTACATCTCAATTTGCTATATCGCGTGATATATTGGAACGAGCTAACTTTTATCCTGAGGTTGGTGATATTGTATTTTGGGACAATGAATACTATGAATTAGATGGTATAGATGCAAATCAATACTTTGTAGGTAAAAATCCAGAAACATGGCCAAATGGTGGCAATCACGGTTATAGTGTTTCTGTTGTATGTAACGCACACGCAACTAAACAATCAGCTCAACAAATTAAAAATATCCGTTTTGGTGGTAATAATGATTTACCGGCATATAAACAATAAAGGAGGTGACTTATGTCACGTATTAATAGAGAAGATATTGATCGTAAAACAAATAAACCAAATCCGTCGACAACAGAAGGATTTACTCCCGATGTTCGTTTAAACCGAGCAACACAAGTACGACGTGATGATGATGTTATTCGAAGTACTCGTCGAAGTATATATGATATTGATTATGCAATGAAGGCATTCATTGATAAAGAAATACAACCACAAATTATTGATAATGATGTAATTGTACCGGTAACTGTTATATTTGCAAATGGCGAAAAGTGGGACAATGTGCGTCGTTTAGGGTATATGCGAGATGAAAAGGGCATGCTTCAATCGCCATCAATAATGCTTAAACGAAATAGTTTTTCAGAACGAGATTCATATAAAACATTGGATGTTAATCGAAACCCATCGAACAATTATATAATACATCGTAATGCTTATAATGCTAGAAATAGATATGAAGATCGTTTATTTCCAATGCCAATAGCACACCCAGCCCCATCATTACCTATATATGTTGTAGATATACCAAAATACATTACCGTAGAATATGATATGATGATTTGGTGTGATTTTAGCACACAATTAAATGAATTGGTTAATCAGATATTCACATACAATCGTTTTAGTTGGGGAGTTGGCGATAATCGATATCATACAACATTAGGCGCTGTAACATTTGAAACAGTTAATACGGTTGGAGAAGATAGATTGGTTAGAGCATCAATACCAATGACTGTATTAGGTACATTGCAGAATGAACATGAAGTAAGAACATCTTCAATTAAAAAAATGTATTCTATTAAAAAATTAACATTCGAAACTGTAATTGAAACTGTTACTAGTATATTTGATACCACAACAGTACCATTACGATTGATATCACGCCAATCGGATATATTGTCGGGTGGCAGTGTTACTGTTTCAACTAATGGTAATAATATCAATATCGATGCAAATGCAATGATATATTTAACGGCATTAACTGATAAACAAGCATACCGAACAAACAACACAACTGCTACAGTAACAGGTACTGCTAAGATTAATCCGGTAACATTTGCAACTGCTACGGTTAATGAATTTGACATATATGTTAATGGTCAATATATTGATAAAGTTTGTTATGCATGGACTCCATCCGACGTATTAACAACACAAACAATTGTTTTTGATACAACAGCATTAGGTTATACAATTGATGTTAATGATTTAATAATTATAAATGGAAGGTGGGCGTAATGACATATACTAGACAGTTTAAACCATCTCAATTAATATCTGGATTATTATATGACATAACGGCATCATATGCGGTAACAGCATCATATATACTCGGTGTGAGTGACCCATATCGTATCATATCAGGTAGTATGTCAGCAACGGTTAGTCCAACCGATAAAATATTTTTAATTAAACAAGGCGCAACACCAGTACTAACTATAACTCAAAGTGGTGTTGTAATATTAGCAACACAATCGTTTGCACTAACAGGATCGGCACCAAACGGTGGAATGTATTTTACATCTGGTTCTTTTTTTATTGGTTTAGAATAATAATAACTATATATTTATATATAAAATAAGAAAGAACAAATAAAATGGCAGAATGGAAAAAAGTCATTGTCTCTGGTAGTGCAGGAAATTTAGCTACTATACAAGTTGATAACTTAACATCAGGACAAGTAGTAATAGGCGGTGGTGGTGGTAGTATACTATCAACTACCGCAATTAATGGAACTGGAACGATTGTTGCAACAACCGGGGCAACCGGCGTATCGATGACTGGTTCATTTACGGGATCATTTGTTGGGAATGGATCTGGTTTAACTGGATTATCAAGTGCATCTACATTATTAGTTAGTGCATCTGCATATAGCGGTCAACCATTAACGAGTGGGTCTGTTGCATTAACAACACAAGGTTTAACTATAAACGGTACCCAAAATGAAGTTGATGCTACCATATCAGGTCAAACAGTAACAATTGGATTGCCGAATGACGTAACAATTGGTAATAATTTAATTGTAACAAATGATTTAACAGTTAATGGTACTACTACTTATATCAATGTTACTGATTTATATGTTGAAGATAAATTTATTTTAGTAGCATCTGGATCTGCAACAAATGGCGATGGTGGTATTGTTATTGATAGAGGTACATATGCTGCTGGTAATATTTCATTTGGATATGATTCTGCTACTAGTAGATGGGGTTATCAAGATGGTTTAGCAGATGGTAGCAATACAATTGATCCTACTTCTGCAAGTGGAGTATCTGGATCATTTGCCGGTATTGTATTTACAGAGGCAGCACACGGAGCAACAAAACCAATTACAGGTGAATTTGCTGTAGCAGGTGCAATTTATACTGCAACAGATGGTACAATATACATGTACGCATAAAATTTAATATAGTTATATAATGGCATTAGCAGATAAACGAGTAAATAAAGATTCTTCTCCGGTAATAGGGGAAGAATCTATTTTACAAAAAATAGAAATTGAATATTTATTAGATTTAATAAAAAATTCAACATTTCCGGGTTCGCATTTAGAAACCGTATACAACATAGTATATAGATTACAACAACAATATTTAAATCAAAAATAGGTTATGTTTACACCACAAGAATTGAGTATATTGCGACAAGCATTAGATACAATTACTCTATTAGGTAAAGATGCAAAATATATTGCATCAATTCAAATTAAAATTGAACAAGAATTAGATAAAGCCGTTCAATCAACACAACCGACTACAGAAAAATCCACAACGAAAAAATAAACGGTATTTTATAGTATTTTATATTTATTTATAAATAGTATTGTTGGCCGAAAGGAAGTAGGCACACGCACGGCATAAGTGTATGTAACTAACCACAATATATAAAGGAATATTATATGCCCAATTGGAAAAAAGTAATTGTCTCGGGGTCTGATGCCTCGTTAAATTCATTGGTTGTTGCAAACAATGTAACAATATCCGGATCATTAGCTAATGGATCAGATACACTAGCATCTGGTTCATATTCCCATGCCGAAGGCGCTGCTACTACATCATCTGGTGATTATTCCCATGCCGAAGGCTTCAGGACTAAAGCTTCTGGGTCATTTTCGCACGCAGAAGGTAATAGTTCATTTGCAATTGGTTCATATTCCCATGCAGAAGGAACGAGTACTCAAGCAAATGGAACTAATGCACACTCAGAAGGTCAAAATACAAATGCAGCAGGTGACGGATCGCATTCAGAAGGATCTAATACACAAGCATCTGGTGATTCTTCCCACACCGAAGGTGTTGGTACAAATGCAATAGGTGGTGCATCGCATGCGGAGGGTGAGTCGACATTAACTATCGGCTATGCATCACACGCAGAAGGATATTATACCGTAGCATCGGGTTCATTCCAACATGTACAAGGTCAATATAATCAATCTTCATCTGCACAATCAGCATTCATTATAGGTAACGGTACTAGCGATGCAGCTAGATCCAATCTAGTATTTGCTTCGGGGTCAACATTTCAAATAACAGGTTCATTGAATGTAACAGCAGGTATTACTGGTTCATTGTATGGTACATCATCTTATGCTACAACATCATTAACTGCATCTAACGCATTAACTGCATCATATGTGCAAAACGCTCAAACGGCTTCATATGTAACACTTGCTCAAACTGCATCATATTACGATGAAACTGATCCAATATTCGTATCAAAGTCTGGGAGTTTTGCTACTACGGGTTCAAATTTCTTTAATGGTAACCAAACAATTACAGGTTCATTAAATGTAACTCAAGGTATTACCGGTTCTGCATTACTAATTACCGGTTCTACTACAACCGACTTAGTAAGAATAACACAAACAGGAACAGGTAACGCATTTGTTGTAGAAGATTCTACCAATCCAGATACAACACCATTTGTAATTGATACTTCTGGTAATGTTGGGATAGGAACATCAACTCCATCTAGAAAATTATCTGTAAATGGTGTATTTGGAGTTCAATTCAATGATGCAACTGAATTATTTGTTGTTAATCCAGCTAGTAATGGTACTGATTTTGCAATTTTGAACACCTCAAGTATCACTGAATTTCGAGTAGATACGCGTGCAGGTCAACAACAATTTTGGTATAACGGGGGTAATTTTACAATAGGTTCATCTGCAAATGATGGTATAAATAAATTACAAGTAATAGGATCTGCTAGAATAACTCAAGGTATTACTGGTTCTGCATTACAAATTACTGGTTCTACTACAACTGACTTAGTTAGAATTACTCAAACCGGTACTGGTAATGCTTTTGTTGTTGAAGATTCAACAAACCCCGACTCAACACCATTTGTAGTAAGTAATGCAGGTAATGTTGCTATTGGTATAACATCCCCATCTAGATTATTGCATACATCAGGATCGACCAATGGTACATCAGTACCGCTATTTGAGGGTATGGCAAGTAGTGAAATTAGATTTTTAACAATAAAAAGAACTGATAGTACTGCAGAAGCATTCATAAACTATACGGGAGCTGATCTAGCATTTGGTGCTAATGGTATAGAAAGACTTAGAATTGGAAGATATGGTGATATTGCTATTGGAACTGCTGCAAGTGCACCAGGTGCTAGATTATATTTAACAGGTAATGACGATGGAAATATTATCCGAACAACTCCATTATTAATAGCATCGGCATCATCAAACACAGATTTAGTTAGATTTACTCAAACAGGAACAGGTAACTCATTTGTGGTAGAAGATACAAATACACCAGATTCTAGTCAATTTGTAATTAATAATGTAGGTGATGTTAGTATTGGAAATACTACTCCTAATGCTAAATTAGATGTAAATGGTAATACTATTATTACAGGTTCACTAACAGTAACCGGTAGTATAAATTCATATGATAATATAGCGTTA